AAGCATTTCCCTAATGCAAAACAATTTTCTGATATAACAGAAGTGAAAGGTAGTGATTTAATTGGAGCAGGATTTGAACCTAGTAGAGGAATTATCACAGGCGGATTTCCCTGCCAAGACCTTAGCGTGGCTGGAAAGAGGCGTGGTCTTGCTGGAGAAAGAAGCGGATTATTCTGGGAAATTGCAAGACTTATTGAAGAAACGAAAACTGAGTGGTTCATCCTTGAAAATGTCCCTGGTCTTCTTACCTCTAACAAAGGACAAGACTTTGGAGTGGTCATTGGAACGTTGGCCGACATCGGGTATAGCAGCGCCTGGCGGGTGCTTGATGCTCAGCACTTCGGAGTTCCCCAAAGGAGAAGACGTGTCTTCATCGTTGGCAGACGTTCTGATAACGGAATCAGTCCCGCAGAAGTATTATTTAAGTCCGAAGGCTTGCGAAGGAATCCTACGCAGAACAGTACAACGAGGAAAGACATTACCTCCAACCCTACAGGCAGCACTAGAGAAGCAGGCTGGCTTACAACCAACCCAGGTGTAACAACTACTGTTACTTCTAAGTGGTACAAAGGAGCAGGCGGTCCATCAGGTTCTGAACATTACAATCTAGTACTGGAGAATGATGATTTGGTTCAACAAAAGTCGCAGAGCTCAGAGTAATACTGACTATGAAACGTGGATTGAAGGAGGCGTTGTGCCTACTCTAAACTCATTTGATGGTGGTGATACCAGGGCAACTACTATTATTTTTTACGCTAATAGGGTTGCTGATCTCCGACTACAAGATGATAAGATCAACACATTACAAGCTAGGATGGGAACAGGTGGAAACAATATGCCAATGGTAGCTACAACACAGGTGCGTAGACTTACGCCACTAGAGTGTGAAAGACTGCAAGGATTCCCTGATGACTGGACTGAAGGACAATCAGATACCAACCGCTATAAACAAACTGGCAACGCCGTTGCTGTGCCTGTTGTTGAATGGATAATCCAAGGTATATGTGATACGATTTAAGAGTTAGACCGGTCTTACACTTTCTTCCGGTCAGCATATGAATAGCCCCGCTACCCTTCCGGCGGGGTTATTTTAATTATCGGTTGAGTAGAAACCGCTACCTTTGAAGGTAATAACTGGAGCTGACCAAACTCTTCTTAACTTAGCACCGCATAAACCACAAGCATAATCAATCTCAGGCTCACTTACTGCTCGCTCAATCTCAACGATCTCACCATCACCTGGACATTCGTATTCGTAGATCAAAATATAATCCCATCCTCTAGCTTTAAGAACCCTACTAGTTTAGTACGCTGTGTCTTATTCTCAAACTCTGTAGTAATAGGTAGCCACTTCTCTTCCCACTTAGGTTGAGGCACTTCCAATAGGTTAAAGCCCCAGATACCAAGAGGAGTAGAATTAATATACCAAGGCACTAATGATCTGATACCAGCAGCAAGAAGTAATCCCTGATACTTACTCTCTTCAATTAAGAGATCATCATAGTGGCTCTTGCGAGATTTCAATTCTATAAACATCTTATCTTTAAGGGATATACAATCCCAGTTATCAAACTCTTCTGACTGTTCTAGATCTGAGTAGTAAAATTCTTTTAGATAATCAAAGAGCTGTGGCTCTGTTAGTTCCATTAGATTCTAGCCTCAGCAATATCACAGTATTCCTTACTGATCTCACTACCTATATAGATTCTATTTAACTTCTTAGCAGCAAATGCAGTAGTACCTGATCCTATAAAAGGATCGTAAACAATATCGCCTTCATTACTCCAAGATACAATATGATCCGATGCTATAGTTTCAGGAAATACAGCTGGATGTTCAGTAGTATTCCTGGCAACTGCTATCTCCCATATATTATCTCGGTACTTCTCACTGTTAATATTAAATGTTTTCTTCTGTCTTACTTTCCCAGTAGTTTTTAACTTGGCTGTGTAATCGTATAGTTCGCCAGCTCTCTTACTAGGTTGCATCAAAGGATTAAAAGTTTTAGGCTGCCCTTTAGATAGCACAAACATATACTCAAAGACATCTGAGTAGCGCTTGTGTTTGAACTTAGGCATAGGATTAGTCTTACGCCAAATCATAGTGTCGTGTAAATTGAAGCCAGCTTCCTTTAAACCAAGTGCCTGCCTAAAAGATGTACCAGTTTCACTACCTTTAAGAGTTTCATCTCCCACTATCCATACTAATACACCACCAGGTTTGATTACTTTAAACAAAGATTTAGCAACTGATTCAAAGTCAAATGAATACCCGTTGTATATTCTGAGTGAGTCATAAGGTGGAGAAGTTACTACTAGATCTACAAAGCTATCAGGCATAGCCTTCATAGTATCCAAGCAGTCTTCGTTGTATATCTTGTTTAACTCCAAGGCGTATCGCCACCTAGTTTGTCCTGCAATCTACGCAGAGCAGATGTACATCTGCGATCAGCAGTAGATGTGGCACACTCTAAGTATTGTGCTATCTGTTGAAGGGTAAGGTTGTCGTGGTATCTCATCTGCAATATGGTCTTATCCTCTTGCTCTAACTTCAGGTAAGACTTCTTAATATCTATTAGGATAGCCAGCAGGTTGCCACCTTCAGCAGGGGTTGATTGCTTGCGAGGTTGACCATCGTTGATCATCTCTTGTGCTTGCTCTAATACTGTGCCATCAACAACGGATGCAATAATAAATGGTATTAGTCGTGCAATAGTTGTAGTGTCATAGAAGACTTCATCGCTGATGTGATAGCCAACCTTAGATGCCTTCTCTCTACGAGCATAGCGTTCAGCTACTCGCTTCATCTGATAAGCAATACGCTTCTCATTCTGCTCACGCTTATTAGGATTCTCTTCGTTTAATAGATCAGTAAACTGTTGACCACGACCTATAGCCCATAGGTAGCACTCCTGTTTAACATCATCTCTATCAACCCATCCCTTAAACTTACGCACAATAACATTAGCAACGCTAGGTACTAAGTCTTTAAAGGTAGGATGTAATTCAAATGTCATTCACAGTCCAATGTATCTACTTCAGGCCAGTTACCATCCAATACCATCAGTGCAATAGCACTGTAGTTTAATAGATCTATAAAAGAATCTCGTAGTGATTCGTTGTTAGGTTTCTTATCGCTATCTACAAGGTTATTGATACGAGCAATCTTGTCCCACATACGCACTCGTAATCCATTGATAGGACCACCAGGTGAACGAGCAATGTTTAATGGACCGTAATCGTGATGCTTAGAGATAAGCAGATTACCTGCTGAATCTAATACCTCCCACATATCGGAGGCAAACTTATGATCTATGATCTTATCGGCTTTGGTTTTACTTGGAGAGTCCCAGTTTCGTAATCTATCAAAACCACTTCCAGTCCCAACTCCGTCAACCAAACGGCGAGTTCCGTCAGCTCTGAGTTCTTCATACATTTGGCACTCCAATTACTCGCTTAGTTTCTTCAATACCTTTGGCTAAGTATAGATCATTAAGGTCTAAACCTGGTGGTAACGCCACGATGGTTGAGTTCATAATCTCTGATGCCACTCTTCTAGAAAACTCTGCACCTGGATTAGAACCATCCTCTTTAATATCATTATCACCGATAATAAATACTTGACCATAACCTGAAAACATCTTAGTAAAGTGTGGCTTCCAAGCTGCTACTCCTGGTACTCCAACTGCTGGTAGACCTAACACTGATGAAGCGATGATGGTATCTAACTCACCTTCACAGATAGCCACATACTCAGATGAAAGTATTAGATCAGATACATTATAGAGATGACCCTTCTGTCCAGTAGGTGCACCATACTTAGGTTTGCCATCATCTAATCTTCTGAACTTAAAGCCAACGCATATACCCATTACTGTTATGTAAGGTATGGATAACCAACCCTTGTGATGACTATGCTCCGGTAGGAAATCCCCTACAGTTCCAAGCATATGTGCATCAGCTATCTCCTTAGAGATTCCACGATCTGCGAGAAACTTTATTGCTTCTTCGCTGAGATCCCTGTTGTATTGAGTGGCCGCTTCCAGCGATGATTTCAATTGCACGGGCGAGAGCATCTTTAAACTCCAAATTCTCCTTGAAACTAATAATGTTTACTGCGTTGCCACCCTTACCGCAGGTATGACAATACATAAGATTGTCGTAGGTATTTAATACTGCTGACCTGCGAGAGTCGTTATGTAAACAACACTTTACTGATACTGCTTTACCTTCTTTAACCTCACCGCCGTAATGGGCAATGATCAATCCTATGGGGATTGTGTTTGCATCAGTGGAACCTTTGAACCTTCTCTTCTTGTCCACCCTAGACCAGTCTTGTGCTGACAAGAGCAATCTCCTTTACATTTTTTATGAAGACTATTAGCTCGGACATAGTTGTCCTTGAGATTTTCCTGCCCTGCTGACTTACAACTTAGGCAGATCATCTTCTTGCTCTTCTTCTACTATTGGAACTACCTCTTCTTGTGGCTTCTCTGTCCATAGATTAGAGGTTGTTATGATTCCCTCAGGTGTTGGCATTGCTATCCTCTTTTCTTACTTCATATAGTGCGCCATCTATAACATAAACAGTTTCTTTTACTTTACCACTAGACTTTACGAGCAAACCAGTTTCAATAAGAATGTTCTGTAATATAGAAACCTTATCGTTAAGTGCATCTACTTGATACTTAAAGGCATAGTTACTTTCATCAAGCCTAGTCCGAGTCAAGTGTTGTTCAATCCTTGATAGCGTTTCACTTAGCTTCATTGTGTTCTCCTAACCATTGTTGTAGATTTTGTATTACCCAGGCTTGTTCTATTGGGGCGTTCCTGCGCTTAAATAAAACAAAAGATAAAGGCTTGTTAATACCACGATGCTTAGCGTAATTCTCTGCTTCAACTTGTGCCTCATTCCAAAATGTTTTTAGATCCAGTGTCTTAGTATTCTTTAGTTCAAAGATGTAGGTTTCTCCACCGATCATAACTACTAGATCACCTTCATCCTCTTTGCCTGATAAGCGTAAGCGTTCAGCTAATACACCCATCTTGCGAAACCATTTCATTACATCAATCTCAAAGGCAGCACCCTTTTGTTTATTATACTTAGCCGACATCTAGTATCGCATCCCGTCTATACATACGACCCATAGGATCATCATCTGATATCTGACATACGGCATAGTTAACAAACAGACTAGCAAAGTCTGATCCATCTGCTGTGTGTGGACCAAACCGATTCTTAACTGGTGCAACTCTTAATACCTTATCGGCAGGATCAAAGCCTAGTGTAAGTATTAGAGATGGTAGTTGAGATACCTTACCGTGAATTGCTCTACGAGCAGATGGCATATTTGGCTTACCATATTCGCTTTGCTCACTGACGTGGTGCAGTACCATAACACAAGCCTCTGTTTGTCTTGCCATATCGTGCAGTTCAACCATAATAGCTCGCAGTCCTGCCCATTCATTATCGCTTTCTGCAGCAACGTTCATCAGGTTATCAATCACAATCAACTCTGGTGCAACTCCGAAGAGTTCAACATAAGCCTTAACCTCTAACTCAATATCATCTAATGATGGTGATGAATCAAAGACCCATTGTATGTTGGACATCTCTCCAAGAAACCTGTCGTAATAATGACGGTTATTATTTAGGTTAGATTCCACCAGAGTTTGACCGTGACCTGATAGGTGAGAGGCTGCTCTCATCATCACAGTGGCTGTATCAGTATCGGCTGAGAAAAATAATGTAGGAACATTTGCTTTGATCGCATAGATTAATGCGAACATAGACTTACCAGCATTTGGTGCAGCAGCCACCATACATACCTGACCTCTGCGGAACTTTATATGCTTAGCAGCAACAGCCTTCCACACATCAGGCAGTGGCGTAGCGTTAGTAGTTGAACTACTCCAAGCTCTGGATAAATTAAGCAACTTCCTCTTCCTCTTCCGGTAATACAATCCTTCTTTTCATACGGATTTTTCTACGCTCTACTGGAGCAAGTCCACCCCATATGCCGTGAATCTCTTTGGTGATGCCCCACTCAGCACACTCTGCCAAGTGAGGACATCTACCGCAAATACTTTTTATTAATGCTATGTGAGTTTTATCTTCACCTTTATCAGGAAAAAATAATTCCGGTGCAGTTTCTCTACATAGTGGGTTCTCAAAGTTATAGGGAACCCGCATAAAGCTAACGAACCCAGACGGTTTCGCACTTATCTGCAGCACCCTTAGGTGCAGCGCACATCCAGCCTTTCCAAGGACCCTTCTGACCAACGCCAGAACGGAATGACATAGTGCCGTGCTTGCAATCAGGAGCATCTCCTGCTGGTGTTGCAACTACTGTTGCATTAAGTGCTTGCTTTGCATAAGCAACAGCGTTAGATCCATTGCTTGCTTGTGCCGCAGCACCAAGTGAAGATGCAACAGACTTAATTAATGTTGAAGCATCTTGTAAGTTTGTAAGTTGTTGCTCAAATGTTGCAAATCCATCTGCATAAACATTAAGCAATGTGCCATCAGGTAACTTAAAGTTAGCCTGAAACTGTACTCCTGTATCAGCCATTTATTTTCCTCCAGTTTGTTTGATTGTTAAGCGAAGTGAATCAGGTGCTTCCTTCTTTGGTACGAAGCCAAGTAACTTTTCCACTTCCGTTGCATCAACAGTACTCCTGCCGGATACTGTTGTCCAACTTACCTGAATACCACTAGTAGTAGTACCAAGTAAACCTTCAAAGCTAGTACGTAAAGAATCTTTTTCTTTCTCTAGCTCTTTAATCTTGTTGTCTAACTGTAAATAAAGTAATGCGTTCTTGTCAACATCTGCATCCGCAATGACTTGTTCATCAATTGCGATACGATCTTTTTTTAGACCAACGCATCCCATCTCACCAGACTCGTCATAGTATTTGCAATAGTTCTTGCAGAAACTTTGATCACGCTCTGGCTCTGGTGCATCTGTTGATTCTTTAATAGCAGCCAACCAGTTCAATGCTTCTTCAGCAATAGCTGGATCGTATGGTTCAGTATGAACTCTTACATCTCGCTCATCACCATCACGGGCGATGGCTACAAGATTAACATTCCGAGGCTTCCCCTTCCCCGACTTGTCAAGCAAGTAGCCATACACCTGTACTTGCCAGCGCTGTTGTTGCGATGGAAAGTAGGATAGATTCTTGACCTTAACGGTTTTCCAATCTATCACATCTCCAGTTTCTGGTACGAATAAATCTATATGGGCTTTCATTCCATTGTATTCAACTTCTGTTTCAACCCAGTACTTTTCACCTTTAGGATCTGCTACACCAATAGCATCTTCAATAGCAGCGTGAATAGCAGTACCCATAATGGCAGCAAGTTTCATCTCATTGTCATTGGTTTCAGGTTGATCGTTAAGACGATACCAAACCTTACGCCGACATCCACCTAACTCTGATGGACCAATCTGCTTCTGTGTTGAACGAGATCTACTAGCATCCTTAGCTCGTAGTACCTCTAGTAATAATTCTTTTGGATCACTCACTCTTTACCCCTCACTATATCTGCAAAAAATTTTACGTCTTTTATATACCAATCAATAGCCTCTGGTGTGCGACCATTAATAGCCATCCATATCCAAGCAATATCATTGCCCTTGTTTTCTATCTCCTTTGCAATCTGCTCTCGCAAATCCTGCTCATAAACCTTTAATGTTTTCTCCATAATTAAAGTTTATCCTGTCTTACTAGTTGTACTGGGAGGCCAGTGTTTACATCAAAGTGTGTCGCACAAAGGATGGCTTGTTGGGCATACTCCTCAGCCATCAATGGGTTCCAGTAGATAGGTTCAGCCTGTTGGCAACCGTATAGATAACCAGTAGCAAACTGACCACCGGAACCTATAGCGTATAGACCTGAATCATTTTGTATGAATGACATATCGCAAGCGATGTGAAATAGGTTTCCACTAAATGCTAATAGATAATCAAAGCCAGCTTCTTTCTTATCAACATTAGCCCAGTCATAACCATTGTCAGTAAATGCTTTAATAATAGATGGGATAACTTTCTTACCCATATGTTGTACTGGATTATCACTAACCTTAAATGAAGGTGGTTTCCAGTTGTAAGCAAGGATATCTCCTGGTCTAGTATCACCAGTAATTCCTAATAGATACTTACCAACTTCAACTATCTTCGGTGTAGCTGTTGAGATAGTGCGTAAGTTATCTTCTGTAATCTGTGAGTCTGCAGCCATTACAACTACATCTTCAGTTTCAATTCCGACCAGCGTGGTCATTAACCCTCCTTATGTCTTGGCGTAAGTATATCACGACACGCCACGAAGTCCTTGATCCTTTATACTAGGCAGAGAATGTCGTTATAATACGAGCCGTGAGGCGAGTAAAGCAGTACAGGCGCTACCCTGAGGTAGCGCAACGGTAGCAGTATGCGGTTCCGTCTACCAACCCTGCGTAAAAAGACAGAAGAACTCCCTCCTAAATTCGGCTCAGATCTAAGATCCTTAGGACCTATCCACGCTTGTCCTTGTGGAAGCATAGTCTTTAATGTAATGGCCAGCTTTGATAACTATGAGATGGTCTGGTATTTTCTAGATGCAACCTGCGTTAACTGTGGCAATCTTGTGCTTGTTCCCTGCCCAGTAGATAAAGATGCACCGCCTATCTAATATAGATGATTCACTTCGCACCGCAGTATGTTCTATCTGTGGCCCTGTAAGAGTTAAGTTAAGAGATAGTAGTTCAGCCACCCTTACTGGTAAGTGGCGCTGTATAACAGTACACAGGACTAAGAATGATAGACGGTTATACCCGTACAAAATATACAAAAAGGACAAATGCGAAAGATGTGGTTTTGTTCCTGAGCACAGTAGTCAGCTAGATGTGGACCACATAGACGGTGATAACAGTAATAACCAGCCTAGCAACCTACAGACTCTCTGCTCCAACTGCCATCGTGTAAAGACCTTCACAAATAAAGATTGGGAAAACAAAAAAAGTGGCCCACCCATTTCTGGGTGAGCCGTTTAGCCTCGCAGTATTCTAGATTACTTTCTTCCGTAAGCCTTCTCTGTCTTGTCAGCCCACTTTGCGGCTGGCGCTGCTACAGATCCGATTAGGATTGCATACTCTGGTGCCATATCGGTAGCCAGGGCAATGCCCATTGTTACTGCTGAAGCAAGAACTGCACGAGCATAGGATTTAAAAGCTGACTTAAATTCTTTGCTCTTGAACTTTGCTAATAGATCTTTCATTTGTACTCCTTCTTTTTAGGCAAAGGTCTAGGAATTAATACCTTTACTTTAGGTACTTCACCTGCCCAAGGAAACCAGTTAGCAGTGTCTTCCGAACACTCTGGCTTAATGGATATGTGAAGATGTTTGTTGTGTTTGTTGACTCCGGTATATGTATCCTCGCCATTCTTGGCTGACCATATACGACCTTTAAATATTAGATACTTAACTCTTGGATCTTTCTTTAACTCACTGTAGATAACTGTGCAGTTAACTCCATTATCAGGATCGTGGGTTAGATCAACTGCTAATCCAGTGTTGTGATCTGAGTTAGAATTTTGTTTTAAATGGGCTGCCGATGGTAATAGTCCATCCGATATCTTGTTGCGCTTCGGCCAAAAGGCCGTCGCTTGGCGCAATACAGCTATTGCAGCAGGAGTGGCTTTCTTGACAACAGTTGTCATTGTTACTCATTTCTGTATTAGTATCTGGTACAGGCTGTCTACTTTTTGTTCTAATCTTTCTAATCTTGCAGTATTAACATCAACCTTATCCCTGATACTTGAGCCACCATTTGGTTTAAGCTCTGATAAGAAATGCTTAACAAGGTGTCTTACTCCCATTGCTAATGCACTTATTAAAGTTACGATGGATACGGCTAAGCCAGCCCAATCAGTAGGGGACATTCTTTTCTCCTATACGGTTCTAATAGTTACGATCAGGTTTCCTCCGTAGCCGGAGAAACGTGAACCTGATGGTGTCTTGTTTACAAAGTCCATCTCTTCAATTAAACCAATGAATGATTCACCGGTTCTGAAGTCTTCTACTCTGATGGTATCGCCTACATTTTCTATACTTTCAAGTTCTGACATACGATCATAGGCTGCGCCTTCGTAACCAACCTCAACTCCGAAGTGATCGCTCTCGTGGTCGTAGCAATGTAATGGGAATTGGATTAAACGTTGACGAGGAATAGCAGGTAATGCCTTGATCTGATAACCAGTGAACAAAGGACCCTTTGAGATATCAGTAGTAGATCTAGTTAAAGTAAACTTAAATCCTAGATACTCTTCTGCTGTAGTTGGATAACTTATGTTAACTTCTGGTGTGTCTTCGCCTTGACCAAAGGTGCCAATACGGTAAAAAGTATCTTGACTATCAATAGAGTCAATGCCAAATCCACCGTTAGTGTTATCAACACGAGGTTGGATAAGTTTAAAGATCTTATTCTCTAGTGTGTTGTATCGGACATAGCCAGTACGTAGCCAGCCTTCTTCTAGTACCTCAGTAATAGATTCAATATAGATCTTGCCATCTGAGCCATTACCAGCGCTAGTAAATACTAAGCGATCAGTATCTCCTAGTAATGTACAACTTGTTGTGTAGTGTCCATTAGTATCATCAGGATCATATAGATCCCAAGCGTAAGCAAAGATCAATCCTTGACCTAACTGTGTTCCTAGATCAATGCGAGTTATACCAGCTTGTCCATCAACACCAGTTGCTGCCCATATGTATTTATCTCTAAAGGCAAAGTCATAGACTGGTTGAGTTGATTCAAATAACAAAGGACCATATCCAATAGATCCAGTCGTATCTGATATTGCTGCAATACGTACACCTTGACTTGTACCAATAGCCATAAAGTCTAGGTAGTAAGCAATCTTAAAGCAGAGCTCACCTACTGGTAACTCAGCAGCAGTAATAGCTGAGGTAAGAGTTGGCATAGCACCAGCAGTAGTAAGAGTAAACTTATAGATATTGGATTGGATACCGCTATATCCTGCTATATAAATTGCAGTACCTGATGAGGTGATGCTAGTAAAGATATGGTCAGGATCGTTATGACTATATACAGCAGTAGGTAATGCTGAAGCAGATGAAGCAAACTCATACACTTTGTCATTAACTGCCAAGATAATACGCTCTTTGGTATATTCAATAACAGCATTAGTTACTGTGATACCAGGCTGAGTAAACATAACTGTTGGAGCAGTAGTTGAATCACCAGTAAGTGGTTTCTTATTAACCTCTAACTTGCCTGATGCTGTGTCGTTAGTAACCCAGTAGGCATATACGCCATCATCACAGATAGAGTAAACAGGGTCATCTGAACCTGCGTTGTAATCAATAAAGTGGATAACCTCAGCTCCGCCAGTTCCAACTGGAGATACTGCAGTTGATGGTACGTTAGATGCAGTCTTAGCATAGGTAAAGGTTGTAGTAGTAGGTACTCCAGTAATGCGATACTCACCATTAAAGGTAGCATCTACACCAGCGATAACAATTTGCATACCAGTACATAGCCCGTGAGGTGTAGTAGTCCGTAAAGTTGCTACGTTAGAGGTCAAAGATTTATTATCAATTAATACATCAATTTGTGGGAATACTTTATCAACATCATACTCATCCATAAGCAAGGCACCGTCATAAGTGTTGCCACTAGTTGTCCACTTAATAGATCTAGATACCTGCCAAGGGCGGCCATTAGTACGGATACCACCAGTAACTGTGTGAACGTTTAGACAAGATGGAAGTAGTGTTGCTTGTCCCTTAGTCCAAATATCTACACCTTTAGATTCGGTGTACTGAAAACGAAGTGACTCATCATTGATAGGTTCAAAGAACTTAATGCCTTGTCCATAATGGAATGAACTTTGTGAACGTAGCCACCAACCAGTAAGTGTTTGCTCACCTGGTTCTCTAGTTTGATCAATCTGTTGCTTACGATACTGTGCTGTTACTCTACGATAAGGTGTATCATCTGATGCGTTAAGAAAGAATGGCTGTCCACCAATAGCTACGTCATATGCAACGCCAGTTGCAGCATAGTTAGTAGAACCAGCAGGGTTAGATAAAGGTACTGGAATCTTCTGGGTAATATCTGAACCGTAGGCCATTGCTCTCCTTATTTGTGCTAATATATAAATATGAAAACTTGTAATCGTTGTGGTTTAGAAAAAGAATTAGAAGGTTTCCCTAAACATCCAGGCGTTAAGATAGGTCGTAGTGCTGTTTGTAAATCTTGTAAGGTAGAAAAGAATCAAACTAGACTTTATAACTTAACTACTGCTCAGGCTTTAAAGATTACTAATAACTGCCATCTGTGTAATAGATCTCTAACTAATAAAAAAGTTTGTATTGATCACGATCATCAAACTGGTTTAGTAAGAGGAATACTTTGCTCTAGTTGTAATCTATCTTTAGGTGTATTTGGTGACAACATAGAGGGGATTATGAAGGTGGTTGAATACCTAAAAAATCCCCCTATGCAGAAGACAGTTTAACCTCGGTGCTCAGGAGGAACTACTAATTAAAGCGCAGCAACTTCTTCTGCTGTTAAGCCAAGTGCCTCTAGCTTTGCTAATGCTGATAATCTTGCCTGTGCTTTTGCGGCATCTTCTGCAAGGATCTCTGCAGTCTTAGCGTCAATCTCTGCTTGAGTAGGTGTAATTACTGACTCATCATTCCAGCGAATTGTAGAGATGTCATCATTGTTTAATGTGAACTCTTTACCTGGGCGTAGTTCATTAAGTGCTCTTGTTAATATCATACTAGGATCTCCATAACTGTAATACTAGATACTCCGCTTGGTACTGCATAACAATTTAATGCAGCACTTGAACGGTTAAACTGAACTTTATAGGTTGTAGCAGATGTAGTTGCTGGTGAATCTACATAACTAAGGCTTACTGGAGTTCCAGTAATTTCATATACTGCTGAACCTCCTGTTTGAATCCAATAGAATGATGTATCAATTATACCAGTGGAATCTCTAACAATACGACAGTTACCACCTGCTGTATCACCAGTAGTTCCTGACCAGCTTTGGAATAAAACTGATGCAACAACTAAAATTTTACTAGTAGATGAGGTAGGTGTAATACTTACACTAAGTCCAGTAGCATCTACGAAAGATGTAGATGTAGTAGTTGTAGTAGTAGATGTAGAGGCAGTTACTACCTGACCAATGCGAGGTGTGGCAGAAATACCAGCCCACTTGATTCCATTAGTTACTGTTGAGTCAGCAGTTAATACCTGACC